CAGAGAGCAGAAGATGCAGAGGATACACCAACAGACCCGGAGGACCAACACTTTAGAGAAGAATTTAGTAGATCTAGGTTTGAACGTCTTTCGGACTTTTTCAAGATGCTTTGGGAAGCAATTAAGCGTATAGGAATTAAAGCACTAGAGTCCACCAAATGTGTATTATCAGATTTACTCGCGTTTGTCATGTCATTTTCAGTGAGTGCTATAGAAAATATTAAATTTTATTTCAATATGTTAATAGAGCAGTCTTATGTATATAAAGGAGTAGTTTTAGGTTCAGTAGCCCTCATTGTGTTCTCAGTGTATAAATTATACTATATATATAATAATAAGGAGTGTAATGATTGTAAAAACAAAGTAGACCAGATTAAGGAATATCATGTGGAACTTTCCGCCAATTATTGTAAGAAATTTTGTTGGGATGGACATACATGTGATAATTTTAAAAATTTGTTAGTTAGGATTGAGAGACAGTTTTGTAATTGTGGTGACACTTGTGACCAATGTAATCATTTAGCTTCAGTGTGTAAAGATGGAGATTTAGAGAAGTACATACAAATTATAAAATTAATAGACCCTCGACAAGTAACAGAAGTTAAACACTTATTTAATATTATTGAAGTAGAGTCAGACAATCCTTTGTTGGCTAAAAGATCAGCTTTTAAATTTGAAGATTCAAGTAATTCCATGACGGCTAAAAGAAGAAATATGAAATTTGAAGATTCTAGTAATTCCCTTACCGCCAAACAACGTATGATGAAATTTGAAGATTCCAGTAATTCAATGAAAGCAAAGAGCAGAAATATGAAATTTGAAGATTCGAGTAATTCACTATCAGCTAAAAGACGAAATATGAAATTTGAAGGATCAGATCTTTTCTATGGTGATGATAAATTCACTGTATCAGAGCAAGTATTAACCGATGAGGCTTCAGCGGAATTGACAATGAAATTAATTAAAGAATGTAATCCTATGTTATATAGACGTAAAGTAGGTACAGATCAAGCAGCAAATCTTAGAGGTATTGGTTATGGACACACTATGATCACCCCCGCCCACTTTTTCGTTCCAGGTGATTTTGAATATTATTTTATGAGGAATGATAAAGAAATATTCCTTACACCCATACATATTGATAGATCAAAAGATGTAGCTATTACTAGTTTTTCCAATAAAGAAAATGCTTTCCCCATGACAGCATATAATAATTTAGTAAACGAGACAGAATTAGAATCATCATTAGCTAGATCAAGTTCATGTTATTTAAATGTTTCTTATAATGGTATGTATGTTATGATGCAAGTCAACGCCGCCCCTGTGTTCCAAAAACGATTAATTGTAGAGCGTGGAGATGGAAGAGATGAAGAAGTTACATATAAAGAATTATTAACAGTATCCACATTTTCTCATGTTGGAGTTCCAGAGACTCGTGCCGGACAATGCGGTGGAGTCTTAGTAATGATAAACCCCAGTGCAAAGCGCAAATTAATTGGATTTCATGTATTAGGAGGTGGTCAATGCCTCAGTGCTATTTTAACTAAAGAGTATGTAGATAAATATTCAGTATGTAAAGTAGTTCCAGAAATTTTAGTAGAACATTGTGCAGCTCAAGAGCCAAATGGAGATATAGATTATTTAAATTTGTCCCCCTCAATTAGAGATAATCCGTTGTATCCAGCAGTACCAGATATAGAATATATAGGCGAATATATTTGCAGAACTGTAGCAGGGTCTAACAGCAAGCTTATGGACCATCCCTTTAAAGGAACATTTGATATTAAAGTAGGACGTGCCCCAGTAAATATAGAAGATGTTGAAGATACTTCTCAACTTAAATTAAATGCCAAAGGT